TTCAGAGATTGGGTCAGACAGGTGGCAATATCGCCACGATAAAAAGGAGGCCACAACATGGCAAACGGAGACTTAAGCAGAGCAGTCGAGTTCGATAAAATCGAGTGTGTAGGATATAATATACAGGTGCGTCGCGCAGATTGTGTAATGGAAGAGCAGAGCGACGGTTCTAAGACAGAGATATCTCGCGCATTTCACAGACACGTACTTACACCTTATTTGTCGTCTCAAGATGACGATGGTGCGTGGACGCACACTGACACAGATATCTCAGGTGAGGACGCTACTGTTCAAGCTATTGCGACAGCAGCGTGGACTGACGCGGTAAAAGCTCGTTGCGCTTCTGATAGCGAAGCAGCGGGAATATAATTTAACCCCAACTAAGGAGATCATAATGACTACTGAAGACAAAAAGGTAATCACTATTGATGAAGTAGACTACACTGAACATCAACTGTCTGACGAATCAAAGACTTGCATAAATCATATAAACGCACTAGACCAAAAAATTAATAGCTCAGAGTTTAATCTGTTGCAACTTAAGGGTGGACGTGAGTTTTTTGTGTTAAGGCTAAGAGAGAGTATAAACAACTCTAAGGAAGCTGTTGATGAATAAGTAATAAGGCATTTTCCATCGGTGGGGGGTCATTTTCCATCGATGGGGGGTACTAAATTAATAAAATGTCAATGAGGTAAATTATGATTGAGGTGTTAGCTCTTGCTGGGATGGTTACACAGGTTGCTAATGGTATAAGCTCTGCCGTCAAAGCAGGGAAAGACATCAACTCCTTAATGCCATCGTTTGGAAAACTTGCTAAACTTGAGAGTGAGATACACTTAGCGGAGAGTGGTAGACACAAAGGTCCATTGGGAAGACTTACTTCTTCAGAGGAAGAGGGGTTTGCAATAGCTCAAGCTAAGATGAAACATAAAACCGCCATATCTGAATTACGTAGTATGTGCCGACTGTATGGAGAACCTGGTATGTGGGATATGGTCGTAGCTGAACAAGCAGCGGCTAGAAAGCGTCATAAACTTGCGCTTGAGGAAGAGGCAGAGAAAAGAGATAAGATGTTCTGGATTATTTCCATAGTATTCTTCGTATCTTTGTTTGCAGTTGGAACTGGCGGATTAATTTGGGGTGCAGCATTGTGGGCAGGGAGTAGTAAGTAATGACGGAGTTCAAAGCAGCAGACCTTGATTCCAATGGTTCCATTTGTGTTGATGAGTGGGCGCTATTGGATCTAGAAGACAGGCGTAGGCGCTTAGATGATGAAGACAGTAAGAGAGATATGCAAAGAAGAGTTGTGTACTTCTGCCTGTTCGGAATGTTGCTGTATCCTTTCTGTATTATTGTGACTGCTTGGGTAGGTCTGAGTGAAGCCACTTCCGCACTGTCATCAATCGCTGGTATTTATTTTGTATCAGTAGCTGGAATCGTAGGTGTATTCTTTGGAGTAACAAACATAGGGAAAACAAATGTTAAGCATAGTGAGTAGCCTTGCTGGTTTAGCCACTAGTTTTATAGATGGTAAGACCGCTGTTAAGAAGGCTGAAGCACAGACTAAGATGAAAATTGCTTCGGGTGAGATAGACTGGGACATTGAGGCAATCAAGGCTACACAGAATAGCTGGAAAGATGAGTGGATTACCCTACTTTTCAGTATCCCATTAATTTTAGCATTTCTACCATTTGACTGGGCAGAGGACATTGTATCTAAAGGTTTTGCTTCTCTGGAAACAATGCCACAATGGTATCAATATTCTCTTGGTGGAATTGTAAGCGCCAGCATAGGATTAAGATCAGTTTCCAAGTTCTTTGGAGTTAATAAATAAAGAGGAGACACTTATGTCCCGTGACCTGACAGCAGATACAATAGCTGAGATTAATAAGAATAGTGTATACCCATTCTTTGCCGTAGAGTTACTGTTTGATGCAGGGCAAATACTCCGTATGTGGACAGGACAAGGGACATTGTTTCTTCCTGATGGTACGGAATGGATTGGCGCTGGAACCTTACTTGGTATATCTAGGGTTGAGGAAACATCTGAGATGGCTGTTAAGGGGGCTACGATTACTTTGACTGGTGTTCCATCAGAGGTAATAGCTTTAGCCTTAGTGCAGCCATATCAAGGCCGTCAGTGTAAGATATACTTTGGTGCATTTACCGAAGCTGCAATTATACAACAGACTGGCGCATATATACTCCTACAAGATGGTGGGAGAATAGACCTAGAGCAGTCTAATAGAAGAACTTCATTCAATGAATTATTTTGTGGTTATATGGACCAGATGAACATCCAAGAGGATTCTCAAACCTCTACTATTGAAGTTAGAGTAGAGAACAAGTTGATTGACTTAGAGAGGGCTAGGGTTGCAAGGTACACGTCAGGTTACCAGAAGTCTATTTACGCTGGTGACCTTGGCTTAGACTTCATAGAAGACCTACAGGATAAGACGGTATCATGGGGACGAAGTGTTGGCAATTAAGTACAGGCAAGAGTTTCTTGTTACCTTTGTGCCAGACGTATTAGAACTTGTAGAGAGAGATTGGTTAGAGGTACAGCACGACTCTTCTACTAGTAAGCTAGACCCAGACTGGGAATCTTACAAATTACTAGAAGATAATAAGTCTTTGTACATATTCACCTGTAGGGACAGTGACAAACTTGTGGGATACTTTACCGTATTTATCCTACCCAACTTGCACTCTAAGGGATCTACTCGCGCAGTTAACGATGCAATCTTCTTAGACAAGCCTTACCGAAAAGGCTTAGTTGGATTTAAGATGATGAAGTTTGCTGAGAGTTGCATCAGAGATGATGGCCACAGGATGCTTAGTGTGTCAACAACAGAAGTAAACCCGATTGACAGCCTAATGGTAAGACTGGGTTACTATAAAGTATCAACATCTTTTGAGAAGGTATTATAAAATGGTAGCATTAGTTGGAGCGGCTATAATAAGTGCTGCAGCAACAGCGGTTGGGGTTACAGTTGTGGCTGGCAGTTTAGCTGTTACTGTAGCCTCATATGCTATAGGTTACATAGTAACTACTTTTGCTGTTACTGCCTTACTTGGTGCATTGGCCCCTAAGAGAACACCCTCTGCATCATCGGCTGGGTCTAACAGAGGGTATCAAACTAACACCCTTGGTCCAGCGCAAGACCACTCAATTATCTATGGGGAGGTTCGTGTTGGTGGAGCTATTGTGTTTGATGAAGCTACAGGTACAAATAATAAAATACTACATCGTGTTATTGCTATGGCTGGACATGAAATCAATTCGTTTGAGGAAGTGTACATAAACGATGAGGCTGCTACTATTGATAGTAATGGTAATGTAACATCTCCATCCCGCTATGCTAATAAGGTAAAGGTATACTTCAAGCTGGGCGCTCCAGATCAAGATGCTAATTTACAGTTAGCTTCTGAATCATCTAAGTGGACAACTGCCCACAGACTTCGTGGTATTGCATATATGTATGTACGCCTTACTTTTGATGCGGATACTTTTCCTAACGGAATACCTACATTTACGGCTAGTATAAAAGGTAAGAAAGTATATGATCCCAGAAACAACACTACAGCCTGGTCAGATAATCCAGCTTTATGCTTAAGGGATTACTTAACATCTAATTATGGTCTAAACGAGAACATCTCTAATGTAGATGATGCATTAGTTACTAGTGCAGCTAACGTATGTGACCAGACTAACACTATAGCTAGTACAACTCGTTACACCTGTAATGGTTCCTTTACTACAATCGCAACCCCTTACGATGCTATGAGTGAGATGCTTAAGTCTATGGGTGGCTCATTGTGGTACGCTCAAGGTAAGTGGAGAATGAAACCCGCGTACTACACTTCACCAGTAATGACCTTGAACGATGATGACTTGAGGTCTGGCATAGCTGTATCTACAAGGCACTCAAGAAGGGATAACTTTAATGTTATTAAGGGTACATTTCGTGGAGAAGAAAGCAACTGGCAGACTACAGATTATCCACAAGTAACTAACTCTGCCTTTTTAGTTGCTGACAACAATCAAGAGTCAGTGGCTGATGTAGACTTAACATTTACTGACAACTCTATAGAGGCTAGGCGACTAGCTCTAATTACCTTGGAGCGCAACAGGCAGCAACTTACAGTAAACGCTAGTTTTGGTCTTAGGACGTTAGAACTACAGATTGGCGACAATGTTAGAATAAATAACTCTAGGTTTGGTTGGGTAAACAAACAGTTTGAGGTTGTTCAATGGAGCTTTGGTCTTGTAGACGAAATTGACTTACAGGTTGAGATGACCCTTCGTGAAACCGCTGCATCTGTATTTGATGAGGTTTCAGATGGGGTTGTTTACGAGAGAGATAACACAACTCTACTTTCACCATTCTCAGTACCTACAGTGGGTATTACTGCTAATGTAGTTGCCCGTGTGTTTGCTGAGAAACTTGTAAACGAGTTAACCTTAACAATAACATCGGCTGCACCTGAGAGAGTTGACTATATTGAGGTTCAGTATAAAGACGCAAGTGAGAGTGAATACAAATCAGTAGGGACTGGTGATCTAGGTAGATTTACTATCATTGACTTAGAGAAGTCTTTCTATGACGTGAGAGCTAGAGCTATAAACAGCTTAGGTATTAAAGGCGAATACGAGTTCTTACAGAATATTGAGGTTGACGCTCTGTCAGCACCACCAGCCGACATAACTAACTTTGTGTTTGAGATAGCCTCTGGTAGCCTATTCCTACAGTGGGATGGTGTACCTGACTTAGACTTATCTTACTACCAAGTGAGGCATAGCCCTCTAGTATCTGGTGCGACTTGGGGTGCTTCCAGTTTAGTTCTAACTAAAATAGCACGTCCAGCTACTAACTCAAGCCTACCAGCACGATCAGGTACGTTCTTGATTAAGGCAGTAGATAAGAACTTAAACTACAGTGTTAATGCAACAAGCATAGTTGTTCTTCCAAATCAGTTACCCCCTTTGGGCGCTGTTAATTTAATCACGGAGAATCCAGCTTTTGCTGGGGCTAAGACTAACTGTATTGTTGTCTCAAATAAACTTGAGATAGATAACACATCTGCATCTGCACCTACAGCTACATACCTCATGCAAAATACTTCCGACTACATTGATACAGGAACAAGCAGAACAGCTAGAACTACTGGAGATGTTGTGTTTGAACGTATATATGATAACGGGACTTTACTCTGGGACGCTCTACCCCAGAACTTTGATACATGGCCAGACTTATTTGATAACTGGACAGATGAAAATGCAGGGTTTGCTGACGTATCTGTAACTGTGTTTGTAAGAGCAACACCCGACAATCCCGCTAGTAATCCTACATGGGGACCATACATAATCGCTAATGGTAATCAAGTTGTTGGAAGAGCCTTTGAGTTTAAGGCTGTACTTAACAGTATCCACACTTACTTCTCACCAAGTATAGTAACCCTAACAGGAAAGGTAGAATTTTAATGGCTCAACACGACTTAAACATTGCTAACCAAACGGCAGCTTCTGCAAGAGCAGATATAAACAACGCTCTATCTGCACTAGGCTCTAACAATAGTGGAGGTTCAGCACCATCAACAACATACTCTAACATGACTTGGTATGACACATCAGCCAACTTACTGCGTATAAGAAATGAGGCAGACTCCGCTTGGATAACTATAGGTTACGTCAATCAGAGTGGTGGTGTGTTTAACATAATTGATAACACTCAAGTGGTAACTACTGGTGGTACTGCTGCTGGATTGCTTGGGGATCAAACAGCCTCTACTTGGACTACAGGTACAGGGACTACAGAAAGTCTTGTGTCACCAGCTAAGATGAAAGCAGCAATACTTGCAAATGCCGCTTCTGGTTATGCTCAACCTACATCTATTGATGCAGTTGGAACCTATGCCTGGCTTATGAGAATTGCTACTGGCCAGTATGATTATATTAATCAAGGTGCATCTATAGCTGGTGGGGATCTAAGGTTTAGTGGTATAACTAAATCGGTTGGTAACGCTATTTTTAACGGGATTGGTACTCAGCCTTCTGGAACTTGGAGAGCTATGGGAGTTATGCAAACAGGCTTTGGTGGGTACAATCTCCGTATGTGTTTATTTTTGAGGATTGCTTAATGAATTATCGAAATGCAAAATACACTAATACAGCAAGGACGCTGATTTATTGTGATATAAACCATCCAGTTTATGGTTGGATACCTTACACTCTTGACCCCTCTGATACAGACATGGAAGTAAATAATAATGATATACTTGCAGCAATGCAGGTAGCTAATGACGTAGAAGAATACGTTGCTCCAACTCAAGAGGAGTTCGATTCCTCTGTTGCTATTGAGGTTCGTGACGAAAGAGACATGAGGTTATTAACAGAAGTTGACGTTGTGGCGGGTAATACATTACGTTGGACTTCTCTCACAGAACATAAACAATCAGAGTGGGAAACATACCGTCTTGCTCTACTGGACATAACCGCACAAGACTTCTTTCCCCATAATGTGGCTTGGCCAACTAAACCAGAATAAGGATACACTAGATGTCATATAAATTAGGAATACGTAGCGCACAGAGTTTGTCTGGAGTACACCCTGACTTAGTTGCTGTTGTAGAAGCAGCTATTAAAATAACAGAAGTAGACTTCTCAGTAATAGAAGGCATACGTGCCTTAGAGCGTCAAAAGCAACTTCTTAAGGAGGGTAAGTCCACAACACTTAACTCACGGCATATAACTGGTCACGCTGTTGACATGGTTCCTTACCCCGTAGACTGGGAAGACCTAGATAGGTTTGAGGATATGGCAGAAGCAATGAAGGTTTCTGCTGAAGAGTTAGGGATTCCTGTCGTATGGGGTGGTGACTGGAAGAATTTCTATGACGCACCTCATTTTGAATTAGATCGTGAGGAATACCCTGCATGAAACAAGAGCCTTGGCATCTATCTAAATCCGTACCCTTAACTTTAGTTCTTGCCATAGCTGCACAAACTGTCGCTCTTATATGGTTTGTAGCTACACTTAGAAACGATGTAGACACTAATCACGACAACATTGTACGCATGGAAGCTAGGACAAAGACCCTAGAGTCATTAGTACATGCACAATCTATTTCCCTAGCTCGTATAGATGAGAACATAAAGGCCATCCGAAAAGCTGTAGACACTATGGCACTTAGGCGATAAAATAAAATACTATTAGACATAAAAAAGCCGTAGGTATCCACTCAAGGACGCCTACGGCTTTTCTGATTCTATATTCCCACTGTGGGGGGTTAAACTAAGTCTACAAGCTCACAAGAGTCGCCAGAGCAAGCCAAGGTTTGACTACCAGAGGTATTGTCCTCTTTTTCATACTCTGATAGCTCTTCCCAATTAAGCTTGCTGGGCATACAAGACAGTAGGGTCTTATAGTCAGTCTTGCTACACTCTTGGTACGGAGCCTGTTGGTAGGTGTGTTCATTGTAAGGCAAGAAAGACACCCCTGACATTTCATCAAAGTGCTTATAAACAAAAGCACCAACTT